GCCGTCTGTTTCCATAATCGCATGGTCTTCATGAACCTCGGTGATGATTCCTTCCCGGCTTCCGCTACCATCGAATTCGTTCCAGTGCCATGTTGTCTTTCTTCCTTTTTTCCATGTTCTCCAATCAGCCATTTTTCTGTCCCCCTTTGCTTTTTGTAGCTGTATATTACCGTCACCGCCCTGTGATAGCAAGGCCATAAAACGTCATATTATCAACGATCTTCGTCCCTCATGTTTGGTACATATATGACCCCTGATTGACTTGCTATATATGTGTTTCTGCGGCATTATACACACAACGAAAGCAAAGAAAACCAAACCAAAAACGGAGGACAAAAACCATGAAAAAGACCATTACAGAAGTTGAAGCCGCAATCGAAAACCGCATCGCAGAGCTTGAAGAAGAATACGAGCTGGACATTTACGACCGCAACGACATCCGGGAAGAAGAATACCAGAAAGCCGGCTGGCGGCACGACCCTTTTCCAGAGGAGCTTGAGGAAGAAGACGAAGAAGAGGAAGAGGATTGGCACTACCACAGCATGGAGGAACGACTGAACGAGGTCGGCATGAGCATGAGGGATTTCTTCTAAGGGATCCCCAAAGGCTCCCCCAGCAGAGGCTGGGGCTCTGCCTCGTACCCTTCGTTTTGGTTTGGTATGATACACAAAACCGCTGCCAGATGTTTGTGTACATTATGGCGGCGGTTCTTCTTGCTATCGTTGCTTTATAGAGGTAACATACAGTAAACTGGAAGGGGGTTCTCATTCTTTTGAGGCCCCCATTTTCCGTCTAATCGGCTTCGCCCTGCATTGCCTGATGCATCACCCTACGGTTATGCGCCCTGGCTTTCTTTTTCAGGTCTCTTTTCCATCTGCGGATGGTCACCGCCTTGCAGTGATTTCTCGACCATTCGTATTGATCCAGAATGTATCTGCCGCCGTGTTCCCTCTCGCCATAAGCAGGCATCTTTCTGTGTCCCATAGGCTCCTCCTGTTAAACCAAGCCCTCCCGGTCTTTTCTGGCCGAGAGGGTATTTTTCTGATTGCGGTATCTTATTCCGGCTTCGTTCCGTCATCCATCTGGATGACTGCCATCTGCCCGAACATGCTGACGAATGCCTCCGGCACCCAGAAACGTTCCCTGAATTTCCTGAGCAGGTCCTGGGGCAGCTCTGCGAAATCTTCCTCTCCCAGTCCGCAGATGAAGAAGTTTCCCTTGATGGGCTGCTCCAGCTCCGGGATGTATCTGCTGAATGGCTTCTCGGTGAACAGCCCGTTGTCATCGGTGACCAGGGCGGCGCGTTCTTCCCACGGGTATGTGGCTGTGATGCAGTCGCAGTTGAGGATGCGATAGAACTCTTTCAGGGAGTTTTCAATGTCCACCACCTGCGGATGCTCCATCGGCTTGATCAGAAGGACTTTCATTCGACCCAGCCCCCTTTCACGATCGCCCAGTCTGCAAGATGCATCTTCTGCTGTCCGCCCCATGCAATGTCCTCTAACGCTTCCTCCGTTCCGCAGCGGTTGCAGATCTGAATGTCCGCCCTTCGGCTGAGTGCCTGCTGCTGATGGTCGTAGCAGTCAGGCTTTGCGCCGCACCTGGGGCAACGTGGGCCGATCTGTCGCGTTTTTCCAAGCCGGTCGAGCGACACCTTGACCTCGGCATCCGTTGCCACACGGTGGCAACTGTCCGCGCCGTAGGAAATGTTCAGATGGCTTCCGGTGTCCCAGCTCACTAAGATGTTTCCGGCATCATCGACCCCGTTGCAGGTTCCCTGCGTTCCGATGGGCGGTGCCTGCCTGTCATCCATCTCATCGAGGACGATCCGGCATCCGACTGGGAACTCTTTTCTCAACTTCTTGACCATTTTCTGATCCGCGAAGTTCATGCCTGCACCTCCTCGATCATCTTCTGGGCGGCATCTTTGTCCATGCACTCCTTCAGCGCACCCTCAAGGATGTGCATCGGAAAGTGGAATGCCTTGTAGCCATCATGCAGGACTTTGTAGTAATACCGGCTCGGTACGCGGTGTCCGAAGTCGTTTTCCATGATGTAGACCATTGCGGTCACCATCTCCGGCTCTGCCCCTTCCCGAAACAGTTCGATGTTCAGGTCTTCCTTGCGGTAGTAGTTCGGGTAGCCCTCATAGAGGTCGAGGTTCTCTTCGTCCCTTTCCGAGATCTCCCACACCAGAACCGGCGTGTTCTTCTTCGGGTTTGGTGCGATGGTGGCGCAGCCGCGGAACAAAAGCTCCCAGCCGGCCAGCACCGCCTGTCCTGCAATTTTTGCATCCGGGCATCGGTCTGCCATCTGCTCCACCGACAGGTTGCTGCCGTAGGCGATGTAATATTTCTTGTTCTTCATTTGAATCTCTCCCTTCGGTTTTCTCCGCTCTTGTCTGGCGGTATGGTATATATCACTCTTTTGCCCTGATTTATCAAGGCCGATGCGCATCATATACTGCACAATGTTTTTTGCTTTTGATCGTGTACTCTTACATCATCTGCCGCTTCTTCAGATACCGGACGGCTTCCGTCCTTCCGATACTGGCTGCCAGTCCACGCTTCAGTGTGTCCAGCGGAAATTCCCAGTCGCTGTATCCGCCGTGCAGCAGTTCAAAATACTCGGCATCCGGGCAGCCAAGCCGCCGGTCCTCGTGCATCACATAAGCGATGCAGGGCTTTGCCTTCTTCATGCGGTTCCCGTTCAGATTCCAGACCGGAAGCTGGAACTGCTTCTTGTAGTAGTATCGTGGGCAGCCCTCGTACCGGTCCAGCAGGAGCTCATCGTATTCCGAGAGCTTCCAGACCACTGCCGGTACGCTTTCATTGGCATCCTGCTCGATGGTGGCATAGCAGCCGGTCTTACTATTTTTGAACAGGAGCCGGTAGCCCTTGATCTCGGTCGTGCCGACCACCACAGCGTAAGGACATCTCTTTCCCATCCGCTCCATGTCGAGGTTGCTTCCGTAGGCAAGGTAATATCTGGACGGGACTCGGCTGATCAGCTCAAACATCTGCCCCACCGTCCTCCCTGCCAGTGAATTCCACGCCCTGGAAATCCTCTGTCCCAAGCTCGATCTGGCTGTCCTGCCACCAGTCCTCTGCTACTCGCTGGGCTTCCTCCACGGTCGGCTCTTTCATCTCGGATTCGTAAATGGTCACCGTTCTCTGGTAGGTTTCGGTGATGGTCACCTTAAAGGCCCTACCACCCGGTGTGTTTTCATTTTTTAACGTGCTTTTCATAAACCTGCACCTCCTTCTACCACCTCAAGGGCGGTTGCCCGCCCAAAAGGTGCCCGTGCATCCCGGCTTATTTGTTCCGCCAGGATGCGTTGCCCTCCATGTTCCGCAGAAGGATCTCCCTTGCCGTTGCAAATTCATCCCCGATGAATCCCAGCCTCAGCATCCAGCACCGCATGGCGTATTTTTCGTTGTCGGTCTGCTGGGGCTTCGGGCTTGCCGTTCTGACCATCTTGGCAAGCTGGCTCATTGCGAGGCAAAGCTGGATGTAGGCTTTCATCTCACCGGCGTGCAGTCCGTTGCGCTTTCCGTCCGCTGGGTCTGCGAATTGGAAAAGGCGGAATTCAATGGTCCCTTTTGTGAAGGTGGCATGGAGGTTCAGCATATGGTACCGGCTTGAATTGTAGTGGGCATTCCGGTTTTCCCAGCTGGAACCGTTGCCTTCGTACCAGATGTCTTCCAGCTTGCGCATGGTGGTCGGCTTCTCACGGTTCAGCCGGTCGAGGAAGCGGTGATTGACCACCTGGCAATATTGTCCGGTGCGCCCTGCGTCAATCCGGATGGCTCTGCCGATCTGCTGTTCGTGTGCCGCCATGATGTTCACAAGGTTGCGGATGGTCTTTGCGGTGTGGTCCCCTTTGCCGATGTGGATGTGGACTCCGCATCCGCGGCTTGGGCCGCTCTTTGCGCCTGCCTTTCGGAGCAGCCGGATAATCTCCTGCAAGGTTTCGATGTCGTCGTAGGTGAGGATCGGGGTGACCAGTTCGCATTTTTCTGCGTCCGGTCCGTAGATGCTCACATCCCTCTGGAATTTCCAAACCCTGCCCTGCTGGTCCTTGCAAGCCCAGCTGTAATATCCGTACTCGCCGGCGGCGTTCCATGCTCTGGTTCCGAAGTACTCAGCGACCTTTCTTGCCGCTTTTTCTCTGGTGATGTTGTTCATCTCGATCTCAACTCCGATGGTCTGGTTCTTCATGGCTTCAATCTGCTCTCTTGTTTTATCGTTCATGGTATGTTCTCCTTTGTTTTTTCCTTGTTTTCCCTTTCGGTATGTGCATATTACCGTCAGGTGCACATAATAGCAAGGCCATAAAAGAACATATATTCGACAAATATCGAGAGGAATGATCGTGCACATTTCTGCAGTTTATCCGCTTGATAATGTACATTTTCAGAGTTAATATCGTTACAATGAAAGAGGGTCTCGCATATTTTCCGTCCCCCATTGGGAGCTTGGGAGCTTACGCTCCCGCCTCCAGCATCTGCGCCGTGTCTGCCCCACAGTCGGGCTGTGTCGGCTCGGCATCTGCTGATGCGATCGTTTCCCCTGCGGAGGCACTGCCCTCCTGTGCCGCCTGTTTCGCGGCTTTCAGGGCATCCCGTTTTGCCTTTTCCCTTGCGAGGAACTTCTGTGCTTCCTCATCCGTGCGGAAAGCCGCATGGCCGGAAAGATTCTCCATGAGGATCTTGCGTGTTTCTTTGAAGTCCGGACCGTTCATCCCCAGCCGCAGGAGCCATGTGCGGAGTGCGTATTTCTCATTCTCATCGTTGACATCCTTTGCCTGGATACGCTTCTGGCTGATCGCCTGCTGGTTCATCAGCACCGCCAGCTGTGCAAAAGCCGTCAGATGTTCGTGGTCCGGTGCAGTCGGGAAGCCGGTAAAGGTGACCTTCTCGGTGGTGATTTTCAGGCCTTCCAGTGCAGCACCATGTTCAGTCTCATAGTCGCTGACCGCATTGATGAAGTTCATGATGGCAAAGGTGCAGCTATCGTCCTTCAGCTTCTCGACCAGCCCCTCTTCCACATGGAAGTGTCCTCCAGTCGCCTTGCCGATGAGCTTGCCGCGGCTGTAAAGAAGGTTGACCAGGTTGCGGAGAGTCACACCGTTGTGCTGGCTGACCGGGAATGCAAGTTCCAAGTCCAGTGGCACCTCTTCCGGCTGATCTTCTGTCTCCTGCGATTCTGCATCCGGCTCATCCTCTATGGTATCATCCTCAGCCGTATTGTCCGGCTCCAATGCATCCTCGGCTCCTGCTTCCGCAGGTTCATCTTCTGCGGTATCTGCATCTTCGGATTCCTGCTCGTCCAGAACCTCCAGCTCTGCTTCGGGCATCTGCTCAGTTTCCGCTTCGGTCACAGGCTCCTCATCCATATCCGCTGTCAGCTCTGTGTCCTCCGGCTGGTCATCCGTGCTCTCAATACTCTCGCCGCCGCGGATCAGTCCCTCATTCAGCAGGGTCGTCAGCAGCTCGGCATCTGCATTCTCCGGCTCGACCAGAAGGTTGCCATTCCGGTCGATGGTGTAGCTCCCGATGTCGTAAGAATACAGAGGTGCTTTGGTATAGTAAGGGTGGATGCCGGTCAGCTCCTCCATGCGTTTTGCGAGGGTCTTTCTCTCGGCTACGTTCAGTTTAAATTTCAACATAATTCATCGCTCCTTTTCGTTCATTTGTTTTTGTGCATCCCGATGTTCTTTTCGGTAGCACATATATCACTCTAAAACGGATGAATAGCAAGGCCATTTCCCGATATTCTTCATGTTCGACCATTTACACAAGGGACCGCAAAATCTGTTGTGTAAATAGGACCAATATGTAAGCCCACCATATCACCAGGTCGCTTTCTACCTAGTAATATAGCGGGCCAGTTTATTCTTCCAGACCTGCACACCACGCGATGCCGGCCAGAACAAAGAATGCGTTGGCTAAGCAAATGCCGTTGCCCCAGATACGGTACTCTGCCGAATCCGTATACGGGTCAGCCAGCCATTTCCGGATCTGCTTCTCCGTCTTCGGCTTCTTGGCATGGGTCACGATCTTACGGTGTGTTTCAAACACATCCGCCCAGAACGCCAGATCTTCCTCGGTTGGGTTTTCCGTTCCGAGATCTCTGCACCACCAGTCAGGGAATCCCTGCAGTCTGGCACACTCGGTCGGTGTCAAACGGCGGACGGTATAGGTCACAGGTGCGGGCTGTGCTTCCGGATTGTCGATGACCAGACGGTCATTGAAGGCATCCTGCCCGTTGAAGCCGCTGGGATGTGCCCCGGTTGCCACGGTTCCCATGACACCCTCGTTCAGATGCGGCACCGGTGCGATAGTGGTTGGGTCTTTGTAGTCCCGTGCCATCAGGGTCGGTGCGACTTCTTTTGCCACCTGCATATAGGAGCCGGTGGTCATGGCATACACATCCTCCGGTGCGCAGACTGCATGGCGGTCAGTGGCATCCAGTGTAAAGCAGACATCCTCATTGACGCCATCCCCCTGCGGACCGTTCTCATCCTTGCGGCCGATCATGTTGCCCTGCAGGACGAAGGTCTGCTGCTTCATCCCCGGCTCTGCTGCCAGTGCCGCTGACTTCTCTCCCAGATCCCGGATTTCATCCCTCTGATTCTGAGTAAAGGCAACCGGCTCTACCACACAGATGCCACCCTGATTGCAGGTCGGGTCACCACCACTGCGATCCAGCGTCCGGGAGGTCTCCGCTTCATAAAAACCGCTGTGCGGATTGTCGGACATCATGGAATGACTGGCTTTGGAGCAGACACCATAGCATTTCGGAACAAACAGTGTCTGGTCGTTGTTACAGCCGAGTGTGGCAGATTTTTCTTCCTGCCAGATGGCTCCCTTGCCGCCACCCTCGCAACCGGAACGGATCTTCAGCGTGACTGCCGGGGAGTTTTCAACTTCTTTCACCGGACTTTCCACTGAATTTTCAACAGCGTCCATGACCATCGGGACATTACCGCCACCTGTACCGCACCGGCTTGTCAGTGTCTGCACCTTACCATCCTCGGAAATCTTCACCCGGCTGTCAGCAGGATGATTTTCCAGTGCGATGGCGGCAGGCACCACACCAGCCCGGAGGGTCGGTGAGCGTTCCTCCTCGTATCCGATGCTTCTGGCATCTGCCGAATGCTCGGTACAGAAACCGGCAGCTTCCAGAACACACGGCTGATGTCCATGCTCCTCTGCCCGGAGGGTACCGGTCACATCCTGGGAAACATCCATCTGCTTACCGCCCTGGTCGTTCAGACAGATCCGCCCTCCTGCTCCGCTGAAGCCTGCCTCTCCAGTGCCGCTTTCAGCACCGGCGGCAGCTCTTTGCCACGCATGGAAGCCCTCCGCAGAATACCGAGACACGCCTTCGGACTCAAATAGTACCTTTGGGGCACTCTGGTCTGCAAAATCTGCGACAAGGTAGATACGTTTTCTTCTTTGGGGAACGCCCCACCATTGTGCATCAAGAACTCGATACGCGACGCTCCATCCGTCTCCCACGTAGTAGTCAGCGTCGGGCCATCCTTTCTTCTCAGGCGCAGGCACCGAGGCGGACGGTTCTTTAACACCGATGACTGCTTCGAGGACTGCTTTGAAGTCCTGCCCTTTGTTTGAGGAGAAGGCCCCTGGCACATTCTCCCACACGATAAATCTTGGTTTTTCTCCATTGGTCTTACACCTCATTTCTTTCACGATTCGGATTGCTTCGTAAAACAGACTGGACCGTGAACCATCCAGACCGTCCCGCTTACCGGCGATGGACATATCCTGACAGGGACTGCCAAAGGTGATGATGTCCACAGGCGGCAGGTCTGCGCCGCTGATGGCGGATACATCTCCGTAGTGCTTCACCTGTGGCAGACGTTTGGTCGTGACCCGGATGGCAAAGGGCTCGATCTCGCTGCTCCACAGCGGAGTGATCTGCTCGGTCAGAAGACCGCCTAACGGAAAACCCCCGGAGCCATCAAAGAGGCTGCCGAGGGTCAACTGTTTATTCTCCATCAGCGACCTCCCTTTCCGGCTCGAAGGTTGCCACTTCCTCGAACTTCAGCTTCTGGCCGTCACGGACAACAAACACATCATCGTAGTGACCATCGCTGTGTTCGATGTACCGCTTCACAATCACATCCACGAACTTCGGGTCTAGCTCGATACCCCGGCACACACGGTCGGTCTCTTCGCAGGCGATCAGTGTCGAGCCACTGCCGAGGAACGGATCAAGCACGATGCCGTTGGTCATGGTTGAGTTGCGAATCGGATAGCTCATCAGACCGATGGGCTTCATGGTCGGATGGTCCTTGTTGGACTTCGGCCGGTCATACTCCCATATGGTCGTCTGCTTCCGGTCGGAATACCACTGGTGCTTCCCCTTCTGCTTCCAGCCGTAGAGACACGGTTCGTGCTGCCACTGGTAAGGACTGCGGCCCAGCACCAGCGCATTCTTCTTCCAGATACAGCACCCGGACAGGTAGAACCCGGCATCCTTGAATGCTTTTCTAAAGTTCAGCCCTTCCGTATCTGCATGGAAGATGTAGATGGAGCCGTCATCCGCCAGATGACCGTGCATCTGCTGGAACGCTGCCAAAAGGAACTGGTAGAATTCCGAATCCCCCATGTTGTCATTCATGATCTTACCAGCAGTCTCTTCCACATCCACGTTATAAGGGGGATCGGAAAGGACCAGATTTGCCTTGGTTCCGTCCATCAGGGTGTCGTAGCATTCTGCATTGGTGGAATCACCGCACAGAACGATGTGCTTTCCCAGATGCCAGAGGTCACCCTCTTTGGAGAAGCATGGCTGCTTCAGCTCGGATTCCACATCGAAGTCATCTTCCTTGACCTCTTTGCTGTGGACTTTGTTGAACAGCGTCTCAATCTCCGGCGGCTCAAAGCCGGTCTTGCCAAGATCAAAGTTGGAATCTTCGATGTCTTTCAGAAGGTCGGCCAGCAGGGAATCATCCCATGCACCTGTGATCTTGTTGAGTGCGATGTTCAGGGCTTTTTCCCTGGTTTTGTCGATGTCCACCACCGCACAAGGCACTTCGGTATAGCCCAGCTCCATCGCTACGGTCAATCTCTGGTGGCCGCCGATGATTGTCATATCGGCATTGACCACCAAAGGATCTGCGAACCCGAACTCCGTGATGGAGTTCTTGATCTTCTCGTACTCTTTGTCCCCCGGCTTCAGCTTTTTCCGGGGATTGTATGCGGCCGGCTTGAGTACGGACACCGGCAGCATCTTCAGTTCAGCAGTCGCTTTCATGTAAGCCCTCCTAATTTAGATTCACATGCGCATGACCCCGGAGAACGGCACGAAAAAGGAGCCGAACAAAAAGCCCGACTCCATCTCATCTCCATCTTCCTGCGGATGTTCAGCCATCTCGCACCATTCCGGGTTTTCCCCGTTCACGGATGCCAGGACCTTATCTTCCGCATCGTCAATCGCATGTACACAGATACCCCCGGTGTTGAACATCGGAAACACACCGATAATCTTACTCATCCTCATCCACTCCCTTCATCCCGTATCGATAATCCCAGTAACAATTCAGACTGCAGAACTTCCGCTGCCGTTTTCCTTCATCTACGGCATGGAACTCCCTTCCACAGTTTTTACAGACCGCGATCCGAAAAGACTTATGCTGCCTGTAATATTCCTCCCGGCAATCAGGAGAACAGAACCGTCTCCGACCACTGTTCCCTCTCTGCACGAGAATCCGTCCGCACACTGGACAGCGCCGTTCCCCCGACCCATCCGGTGGCTGTAACTGGCAGCTCCCCGTTTCCGGCAGGCCCAGTTCCCGGCAGTAATCCGTGACCTGTTCCAAAGACAACCCGGTGTTTTCTGCGATCTCCACACATTCAAACCCGGCAAGCCGCTGGCTTCGGACTTCTTCTCTCTCCGGGCGGTACTCATAGCCCTCAAACACACAGTCCAGCCGGACACCGTTCTTTACCACATCACGTTCTATGTTCAGCGGTTCTTCCATTTGCATCGCCCTCCTTCCAGCGTCCTTTGTTTGCACAGGCACGGCTGCAATATTTCCGTTCCAGACCATACTGGTGCCGGTAGGAAAACTCCCTGCCGCACACCGGACAGATCTTTGACCGCACGGTCTTCCAGTTCTCTGGTTTCGGGTGGGTGTTGTTCCACCGTGACCGGCATTCCGGTGAGCAGAACTTCCGTGGTCTGCCTTTATGGTTTGGTACGATTGCCGTACCGCACTGAGGGCAGAAGGAAAAAGCCATGTCCCTGATCATCTCAGCCGTGTAATCTTCCATCTGCCCTCACCTCACTCTCATTTTTCGCCGTTTCTTCGGCGGTTTCTTAGAAAAATCTCATAATTCATGCGAAAAGCGGCGAAGTGGAAATCGGCACTGCCCCGCCAGGTTGGATCGTTGTTGCGGCGGCCGATTTCCGCTCGCCCCTGCTCCTCCCGGAACAAGCTAAAATGTGCGAAAGCTCCCTGTTTACGAGAAGTTTCACACACTTTGGTTCATTTCGGGGAAAAAGAATGGCACCGGAACCGAAGCTCCGATGCCATTACATTTTCCTGTTTCATTTTGCGCCGTTAATCCTCTGACCCCCGGCCTATCAATTTTGCGGTTTTTCACAGAAAAGGGCGCACCGGTCTCCGTGTGACTTCACTGTAGAGAAGTGACCCCGGCCCCGGTGGGGGTGTCAGTAGGTGTAGGTCGGGTTGATGTCTTCGGTCAGCGTCTTCTTATCGTGGCAGCTCTTACAGAGCGACTGCCAGTTGTTCTGATCCCAGAAAAGTTTCTGGTCACCACGGTGCGGAATGATGTGATCCACCACCGTTGCCCGGACGTACTTGCCTTGCTTGGCACACTGCACACAGAGCGGATGTGCTTCCAGATACGACTTTCTGGCTTTCTGCCACCGTCTGTTGTATCCACGCTTCGCTGCCGGACGGGTGACTTCCGGGTGGAGAGGCAGGTGCTTCTCACAGTAGAGCCGGCCGACTTCCACCAGCTCCGGGCAGCCGGGATGACGGCACGGTGTCTTTGGTCTGTACGGCATGGGTCAGTCCTCCCACGGAAGACCAGCCTTGCCGAAGTGACCGTAAGCACTGACCTTGTTGTAATCTACATCCAGCAGTCCCAGCCGCTTGATGATACCCTGCGGGGTCAGGTCGTAGCTGTCATGGACGTAGGCTTCGATGAAGTCAAGGGACTGGTGCTCTGTACCGAAGCACTCCACCGACACACCGACTGGCTGTACCACGCCGATGGCGTAGGCCAGCTGGACTTCGCACTTGTCAGCGTAGCCTGCCTGCACGATATCCTTGGCGATCTTCCGTGCCATGTATGCAGCGGAGCGATCCACCTTGGTGGGGTCTTTGCCGGACAGTGCGCCACCACCCATGCGACCGATGCCGCCGTAGGTATCGCACGCCAGCTTCCGGCCAGTCACACCACAATCGGCGTAGCTGCCGCCCAGCACGAAACGACCGGTCGGATTGACGAGCTTCGTGAAGTCACCGTCCAGACCGTATTCGCAGGCGGCCAGTACCATCATGGATTCGATGATATGCCGGAAGTCGCTGACCTCCACATCCGGGCTGTGCTGCACGGAGCAGAGGAAGGTAGTGATGCGTCCGGTGTCGTAGTCGTAGCTGACCTGTGCCTTGGCATCTGCACGGAACATCTTGGAGGGATGATTCTTCAACAGCTGCAGGAACTTGGTGGCGACCATGTACGGAATCGGCATCTGCTCTGCCGTTTCATTGGTGGCATAGCCATACATGATACCCTGGTCACCTGCACCGCCCTTGTCCACACCGAGCGCAATATCCGGGGACTGCTTGTCCACCAGAATGCCGACGCGAAGAAGCTCGGTCAGGTTCCACCCCAGCTTTTCGGCACCGACGCGGTTGAACACATTGTGGACGATCTGGTTGTAGTTTGGCCGGTAGTCGGTGGTGACCTCACCGGCAATAAAAAGCTGGCTCTTTTTCAGCAGACACTCGATTGCCACACGGGCGTTCCTGTCATGCTGAAGGATGTCGGTCACGATGGCATCTGCGATCTGGTCACAGATCTTATCGGGATGGCCATTGCTGACCTGTTCACAGGTGATAATCTTACTCATGTTCTGTCCTCTCTTTCATGTATCACAAAGCAGGCCGCCTTTGCCCTTGCCCACAAATAGGCTCCCACAAAAGCGGCCTGTGATGTTCCATTGTGTAGTTCCAATGTGTCCTCTGAATCTGTTGCTGGTGTGTTGCTGGCGCTTTCCTCGCAAAGTGAGGTGTCCAGTCCCCAAAAAATATTGATTTTACGCACTTTTCAGGGTTGCTAAGACCTATATTTTTTCTTTTGTTGCTATTGTTGCTAGTAAAAAGTAAATAGTATATAAAAGAAAATAATATAAATAAAATAGGGTTTTCACTCGCAACACTCGCAACAGCACCGAAAACCCTTGATTTTCCTACGTTTTTCTGTTGCTGGGGCGTTGCCGCTGTTGCTGGTAACGTGACTCCGAAGTCGTGTGTTGCTGGTATTTTGATAGAAACTTGTGAAAATCAAAAACAATAGATTTCACTATGTTTTACCAGCAACAGTCGCAACAGAGTCGTCCATACCCTGGATTTCCAACTCACGATGTCAATGGTGCAAAGTCCTCCTTTGACTCTTCACTTGCCGTGAACGCCACATCCAGGACCATCGGAGTCGTACTGCTGGAGGCACCGTCATTCGGACGCTTTCTTGCAGTCTTGTACCGCTTTTCAATCTCCTGGTTTAGATTCTTGGCTGCCTCTGCCCGGTAGCCATTCTCTCCACACCACTCTTTGTAGCGTGTGTAAACTGCACCGCGCCGAAGCTCACACCCTTCCTTTTCTTCAATGCATTCATCAAAAAACTGGCCCATCTTATCTGAGAATATCTGATAGTCCGTTGTTGCCTGAACGACAGAATCCGGCATGGCAAGTCCCTGACTGCGGAACAGCTTATAGCCTTCGAGCATCCAGTTCAGAATGCCGGACATATTTTCCGGTTTAGCAAAAGTGGACTTTAGATCCTTATCCTGTTCATTTTCTTCAAAATGCCGGTCAAACGGAATGATTTTGATTCGGCCAGACTCAAACAGCGTAAGGTCTGTGATATTCGGACGATGGTTCGTGTTGATGAAAATTTTGAAGTTCGGTCGGAACTCAAAACTGTTCTCATGCAGATACCGGGCTGTGATTGTGTCGTTACCGGTCAGTCGTTTGGTAAGAGCTGCATCCAGAGTGATCTTCTTCTCCGGCTCGGAGATGTTTACAAAAC